AATATGTTAATTGTAGACGAGTATTTAGACAAAGTCAAAGGCTAATACGTTTTATTTCGCCCATTACTTGTGCAGCTTTGTTGGTGGCAAGTTGGCCAGGTCGACGCAGTTCAATCCAGGTAATTGGATTCCACGCATGGCCCAGCTCAAAAGTCTGCTGGATTTCGAATCCCAAACTTTCTGCCAGTGGTACCACCATGCTTTTGGGCAAGTAGCTCTGTGCAAATCGTTCAGCCATGTCGGCTCCGGGTGGAGTATCTCCGTCATTGTAACTGAACATAAACACACCGCCCGGTCTCAACAGTTTTAAAATTTGTATCAGGTAAATTTTCAGTGTGTCCAACGACACATAGTTAAAATAGCCCCAACTGAACACAAACCCAAATTGATTCTCGGGCAACATGCTCAAATCGTTGTCGATTAATCGATAAGTGCGTAATCGATTTTGATAGCCAGCCACAAACTGACTGCTGGCCGAAGTTAAAAATTCTGGATATCGATCCATTAGATACAATGGATCAGCAGCGACCAGATATTTTGTCCACTCACCGTCGCGGCAACCAATTTCAAGTGCTGGGTATTTCCATCCGGTCTGCGTGGCCAATCGAGATCTAACAATTTCTGCCACATCATCACTGACATCAATCCGTCGGTTGTTTCTCACTTGATCCACAGTGAGCCCGGGACCTTCGATATTGTAATTGTTGGCAAACAGTTGCTTTACCAAATAGTCAATTTCGTTGTTGAGATATTCCAGTTGCATTTGTAATTCGTCTTGTGGTTTTTTAACCAGTCGTATCAGTTCGTCGTAGTGGGCAACCAAATCATTTACATATCGATTGCAATTATCGTTGATGAGACTGACCGAATTACGCACACCGGCAATGTTGTTTTTTAATTCCTGTAGTTTGGCCACAGTTTCGTCGACCTGCAAAGACTCTACAATTTTGTGACGGAAGGTTACCAGATCGTATAATCGCATGGTTTACTCGAAACTAAAAAGATCATCAAATGTTGTTTTGATGTCAGTTGATTCGGCAATCTGCCATTCCAACACACCCAACAAGTTCTCTACCTTTTGATCCACAATGGTTGATTCCATTGTGTTGTCATCAAACGGCAACTCTTTGAACCATTTGGGAATGTGTGTTTCATCTGTGGGATATCCTACACTGGTTAAACCCAGGGGATTGTCTTTGAGTTTGCACACAATAGTTTTCATACCGTCTACAATACTGGTACTGTAGTTGTCGCCGTGCATGTGTTTGAGTCGATTCCAGTTCATTGCGGCACGGACGTGTCCAGGCATGTTGGCTTTGCCCAGTCTGGCTTCTTCGGCAGTATACTTGGTCAAGTTGTTGACACGTTTGGGAGTACCTTTTTCCCAAGCTGGTCTGTCGGCAAACAGCAGTTTGAAACTGCGAACTTTTTCAATTACACTTTCTCGGGTGGCACCGGTCAACACATCCATTAGCAATTCACTCAAGAAGTCCTGCACCACTTTGGGAGTATCTGACCGCTTGAGATCTAAACCCATGGCCTTCATTTTGCCTGGCTTGCCGTGAGTGTCTAAACGCACACCTTCGAGATCATATATCAATACACCGTAACGTTTCTTCTTGATAAACAAGCCCTTGCTGGCAATAAGTTCACGTCCGCCTTTGATGATTGCACCTATTTCTCTGGGGCAGTGACAAGCACGTTCCATGAAAGCTGGAAATGATTCATTGACACTTTCAGCAATGGTATCGTATAACTGTACACAGATCTCTCTGTTCCATTCCATGCGACCCGCGGCTACTTCTTGTTGAAGGGCCGGCCACGCGGAGAAATAGACCGAGTCTGTGTCGCCGTATATGATGGCCTGGCCCACGTGGTCGTATTCGCCTGTGATTGCTTCGTTGACGTGAGCGTCCATGTGCTTCGCGATGATACGGCCCGTAAGTGTCGTACTTTGACCGATGCGCTGGTCAAAGAACCTACAGCCCGGATTAAGGATCGCGCCATAGAGCGAATTGAGATTGATCTTTTTGACAAGTTGCCGCTTGTCCCAGAACGCTTGATCTTCCGGAGATGTTGCGGTTTTCTTTTTAGCTTGCATTTCTTTACGTTCAGCATACCATTTCTCCAATAAGCCTGGAATAATTCCTTTCATGTCAAATCTAAATATAGTACCATTGGCACTGAAAGTCCAAGGTTGATTTGAGTCAAATATCAAGCGCCACACATCTGCAGAGCTCATAACATCGCTGGAACCATCTTGCCAATCCACTGTGAGTTCGGTACCAGGATCCATGTTCATCACTGCCTGATACTCCAGACTACCAAACATGTTTTCCCACGCATCAGCAAAACTGCTGCCAGCATCCATTTTTTCTTGAATGTAGTGGTCGGTCATTATTGGACGTAATTGTCCTACGATAGTTTCTGGGCCCATGTTAAGAGCACGGATTGCTGAGGGGTAGAGCGAGTTGATGTCGATCGCCCCGACATATTCGTGCATGCCTTTTTTGGGATAAGCAACATAGGCACCTGCGGCTTGTGTGTTTCCTTGATCATCTCTGCTTCTCCTGTTGGGTACTACCATTCCTCTGGAATGTGCTTCGTTGATAATAGCTTGCTCAGTTACTGCCACAGCACCCATAGTGGTCTGTAGTAACACAGTATTATCATGTGCCAGTTCATTGGCCAAGTCCAAGAAACGCAACTTCTTATCCAACTTGTTCAACAACAAGGTATCCTGTCTATTGTATTCAATAAACTTGGGAAAGTCTTTGTTGTACAGTTGATCCAGTGTGCCTTCGTATTGTGTTTTGCTTTCGCCCAGCTCATATTCTGAAATAGCATCCAAACTGTAGCTGTGACGTTCTTCATAGGTATATTTTCTATACAACTGCATATAGTCCATATGCACACGACCTATCAAGTCAAAGGTCAAGTTCTCTGCACCAAAGCGTTCAAAGGTACGTTGCTTGGGATATTGGCCCCACAGGCACAGTCTACGTGTGTCATCTTTGCTGAGCACACGATTGATACGCATAGTGGTATAGGGAATATCGAAGCCTTCGCTGTTCCAACCCGACAAGATATCTGCATCTTGAATCAGATCAAGGAATGTGTTCAACATGTCCTCTTCGCGTTCAAACAGATAGCAGTTATCAAATCCTTTGCAAATTTCTTCAGCAGTGGCCCAGCTATAACTCTTGGGTGGCACTACCATGGTCACCAGTTTATCCATCCAATCTAAGTAGACTGAAATGGCAGTGATTGGATTGAATGGATCTTCAGGTTTTGAAAATCCACGTTCAGGATCAAAGTCGACTTCAATGTCGAAAAAGGCTGTTTGTAAGCGTGGTGAATTTACACCCAAGTAGTTTTCTTCCAAGCAACGGAAGATAGGATTGATATCCGACTCCCATAGTCGCTTGCCGCCGTTGATACGTTGTTCTTTGTGGAATTCTTTTCCGTTTCGCGTGGCAAAACGTGACACCGGTGTGTCGTAGATAGTGCGGAACTTGCCGCGGGGATCATCGTAATAGAACACATAGTTGGCCGGATATTCCTTGTATACCCGTTCACCATCAACACGTTCTACCACATGTATGCGATCTTTGTCGCGATCAAACAATGCGTCAATATATGACATTAATTCTCCTGTGTGTAATTTTGAGCTTACACTCACTCTGCATGCTGATTAAGTCAGCGAGTCTCATTATACTACTTTATAGCGGCCAATACAAGCCGTGTCAATCCAACTGAGTCAATGCAAAACAGCAAGGCATAGTTGGCCAACATACCAAAACTACCTCGAGTCCATGCTGCCCACGAATAAATCATAGTGCTGATGACCCAGATAATGTACAACTGTAACAGGGGTGGGTCAGGTAAAAAATAGGTCATACCCAGAGCACAACCTACACTACCAAACCAACCTACTATTTCTAACACGCAACGCAGGGGATATTCTTTGTAGTCGCGTTTGATGTATTCGATTATGTTTAAAAATATCAAAGTGTTTTACCCACAGTTTCAAGAATAGTGTTGAGTTCATCATGATCAGCATTGGTATCTGTCAATTTGGACTTTTGTGCAATCTTGATTGCTTTCTTGAGGATAGCTGGTTT